CCGCGACGCCGACGTCTCTATTGCCGACATTGCTCGTGCAGCCAATGTCACCCACCGTGCTATTGCCAGACGCGTCCAAGCACTAAGATAGAACCATGAAGATCCTTTACGACGTTTTCCCAGCGCACTTTACCATCGCCTCTCCTGGAACTTTTAGGGACGTTCATGAGTTCCAAGCTGGACCAAACATCCCAAACACCTACTACGTCCAGACCACTCGTGTAATCATTACCGATACAAACATTACAGTTGCCGCAGACTCTCCACAGGGAGCTCAGATTATTTTCAACGAGCGTTACACATACTTCGAGAAAGCAACCTCACCTGAGCTTGACTCCTACGTTGTAACCGAGTCAGGTAAGATGATCTCATTCAAGAAAGACACAAACTGCGGTTGTGGCTCACGTCTACGTTCTTGGAACCCCTACAAAACACTTCAGTCGAATCGAGACCCACTTGCTTAAAGACCTAACTATTCTAGATCTAGCCCTACTGTCCTTAGCGACGTTCAGACTTTCACGCCTATTTACTACAGACATTATCTTTGAATGGCTGCGTAATAGGATCTGGAAGCGTTTTCCACCCTCAACAACATTCGGATACCTCTTCACATGCGACTGGTGTATGTCTATCTGGTTCGGATCACTCCTAACTATTTGGTATACAATAGATTCATCGATAGCATTGCTTGTTAGCCTTCCGCTAGCACTTTCAGCTATTGCAGGAATCATAGCCGCACGGGTTGAACGTTAACTCCGTTCCGTTATAAATGACAGGAGCCAATTTTGGGCGTTTTTAGCCGTAACTCGGACAATGGACCCGAGCCTCTTCGCGGAAGTATTCCCGCAGCCGCTGCGCTACCATCCAACTCTGTTTTCTTGAGCCCTCAGGGCCAAGCCACTGCTGCCGCATACACAACAATCCGTTCTCTTACAGCCGCCGCAGTTCAGGTTAAGCTAAATGACAAGAACGAAGCGGAAAAGTTCCGCAACCGACGTCTCTCACAATCTTCCAGCTGGCAGTCAGAAGCCTGGGAGTACTACGATGCTATTGGTGAGATCAAATATGCTTTCAACCTTGTTGCAAACGTTGTCTCTCGTATCCGTCTTTACGCAGCTATTGTTGTAGATCCTTCAGAAGCCCCAAAGCCTGTACGTCAGGTAAAGAATGTTGACCAGGACCTAGCTACAGCCGCAGAGCGTGCTCTACAGCGTCTTGACAGTGCTTACGGAGGCCAGGCAGGTCTTCTACGTGATGCAGCCCTAAATATTCTTGTTGCCGGTGAGTGCTACCTAGTTCAGATGCCAGCTTTGGTTGGCCACGCACTTCCAGAATCATGGGACATCCGTTCTGTTGACGAACTAAGCCTAGATAACAAAGGAAACTACGTTGTTTCAGGACGCCGCGAATATCAACAGGGTGCTTCAACTCAGAACATGATGAAGAACGTTGCCTCTGTCCTTCCTAAGAATGCTTTCGTTGGACGCGTTTGGCGAGCACACCCACGCTACAGCGAAGAGGCTGACTCAAGCCTAAAGGGAATGCTTGACCTTTGTGCCGAGCTTTTGCTTCTAAACCGTACCTTCCGCTCTACCGCACGTTCACGTTTGAACGCTGGTGCTCTTTACTTGCCAGATGGCCTGAGCGTTGCAGCTACACCAGATCCTAGCTACCCGTACGATGACTCAGATGGTCTCTACGCAGAACCTACCCCAGAAGAAGTCGCAGATGAGTTTGAAGATCAGCTCATCGACGCAATGACCACCCCAATCCGCGACGAGGACTCTGCTGCAGCCGTTGTACCACTTATTATTCGTGGTCCTGCCGAACTTGGTGACAAGATCAAGCAGTTCAAGTTCGAGCGTAGCTTCGACCCAGCTCTTGCAGAGCGTTCAGACAGAGTTCTAGAGCGTATCTTGCAGGGCCTCGACGTCCCTAAGGACGTTGTAACTGGTCTAGCAAACGTTAAGTACTCAAACGCGATGCAGATTGATGAAGCCCTCTACAAGGCGCACATCGAGCCGTTGATGCTTTTGCTTGCTGATGCCCTGACCGTTGTTTATCTACGTCCATACCTTCTAGCCAATGGCTACAACCCTGCTGAGGTTGAGAAGCTTGTTATTTGGTATGACCCAAGCCTTGTTGCAACCCGTAACGACCGCGCAATGGATGCAGACGCTGGTTTCGATAAGATGGCAGTATCCTACGAGACTTGGAGACGTGCACACGGCTTCTCAGACTCAGATGCACCATCACCAACAGAACTTGGACTACGTTTGCTCATTGAAAAGGGTATGATTACCCCAGAGCTTACTGAAGCCATGCTTTCGGCAGTTGCCCCTGATGTCATGGCAGCGGCTAGAGCGGCCCAACAAGCCACTAGCGTTGCTCCAATGCCACAAGACCTATCCCAGGTTCTCCAAGGCGGTCAGCCAGGCGCTGAAGCCGCTCCTGGAGCCCCTGCAGCCGAGGCCGCAACTCCGGAAGCACCAGAAGGTGTAACCCCACCAAACACTGAGGGTGCCACTGCAGCCCCACAGGTAGCACTTGCAGAACCAACTACAAACCCAGCCCAATAAGGAAATAAAATGGAAAACATTACAACTCCGGAGCAGTTGAACAAGCTTGCGCTTGCCCAGCAGCTCGCTGAGGTATTGGCAGATACAGTTACTCTGCACTACCTAGCACACGGTTATCACTGGAATGTCAAGGGACCGCACTTTTCGCAGTTCCATGACTTCTTCGAGGAAATCTACACTGACTATGCCGAATCAGAAGATGCAATCGCTGAAAATATTCGCAAGCTCGGATATGATGCACCTCACATGCTTCATGAACTAGCTTCCAGCAGCTCCATTCAAGCACGCCCATCAGGCGGCGACCCTATGGAGATGTCTGCAAACCTTTACGAGGGTGTTATGCAGATCCTCCACTGCCTAACAGCAGCTTTTGACATTGCAAATGCTCTCAACGAGCAGGGAGTTGCAAACTTCCTAGCCGAGCGCATCGACATGACTCAGAAGTGGATATGGCAGCTCGGAACTACTGTTGGTGCAGACGCTACAAGCATTCACACCATGCCAGTGGGAAAATCTGAGGCTGAAGTTCTCTTAACAGCAGTTGACAACGATAACGATGAGTCACTGCCTGAACTTCAGCCTACCCCCGAATCAATCCGTAACACCCTACTTGCTGCTGGACACCTAGTTCCAGAAGAGCAAGATCTAGCTCAAGCCCTACTTGACATTGTCAAGGAGCACGGCAAGTTTAATGATGACAATACTGGAGTCTGGGTAGGCTATACAGCTGCTGCAGACAACGCAAATCACGCCGCTATTGGCGTTAAGTGTGGCAACTGTGTATTCTTCAACTCACCAAATGGCTGTGCAATCATCGATTCATCAGTAGAGGAAGGTGGCCTATGTCGCTTTGCTGTACTGCCAGATGGTTCTGTAGATCCAAGTAAGGCAACATCAGAAATGTCTACATTCTCTTCAGTAGAGATTGAAGCTGTGAGCTTGCTGGCTCCTAGTGATGAAGAGCTAGTAAAGCCAAACATGAATGGAATCATTGCTTCTGCAAGAAGCATCTCGTTCTCTGGCGTAGCTGAGACTGCCCTTGGTGAAAAGGTAGATCAGCACAACAGTAGCGTTGTTGACGACGTTCGCAAGGTCACTCTTTCACAGCTAAAAGCAATCTACCGCCGTGGAGCCACTGAGTTCTCATCTAACCCTGTAAAGGGTCTGACCTACAACTCTTCTGGTATTGAGCGAGTAGACAACTTCCTACACCTAGTCAAGGCTGGGAAGTTAAAAGTAACTGCAACAGCTGATGACTCTGACCTACTAAATAAGGAACACCCAGCGTCTACTCTTTCTGTAGGTAGCGCAATCACAGCGGCTGGCTTTGCTGACCGTGAATTGATTGTGGATCTCAAGGAAGAGTCGATGTATGACGGCCCTGAGCAAGCTATCGTTGCTATGGCAGAGTATTCTGGCCTAGGCTACGAGTCTGTACCTGTATTCCGTGCAGCTTGGAAGCGTGCAGTCAAGGAAAACGAATCACCATTCAATAGAGCAGCTTTGCTGGCTATTAAGCTGTACGACAGTAAAGATGCAGATCTTCTGCCAAAGAAAAAGGAAGAGTTCTAATAGTGAGCAACCTAGTCAAAAAGTTTGATGAACTACTAAATGGCGAGATGAGCCTAGAACACGCAATCATTGACACGATTGAGTCTAGAAGTGTAGACGTTCCAGAAATCAGAAAGGTTAGCGACGAAGCTATCTTCCAGGTTGCCGAGCGTATTATCACTGCTTCTGCTGATGTTGAGGACAAGGGCGTTGTTTACTTCAATGCACTTCGCGAAATCAATAACTTTTTGACACTTGCTTACGAGGGTCCAACCTCTAATGGCATGGTTAAGCACACCGACCTACTTCCAATCCACAACCCAAGCTCTACAATTACGTCTGCAGTTCTAACTGCATCGGCTATTCGCGAGCAGCGAGCAGAGTGGATTGCTGCAGACCCACGTATTACTAACGAGAACGTACGCGGAATCATTGCATCTGTCTACTCAAGCAACCCTATGTCTGTGGAGTTTACCTACCACCTAACACAGCTTCAGATGCTTCCTCCAGGCCAGGTACCTAGCGACCTACTAATCAGACCACTTGTTGCATTTGGTGACCCATACGCTGGTAAGAATAGCTTCTGGCACCGTAAGCAGCGTGCTGAAGGACAGCGTCGTGACCGTTTCGGTCAGTTTGCTGAAATGGGCGGCGGCGGGCGCATCTACGTAAAGATGAAGTCCGGTCAGATCATGTCTGTTGTATGTAAGGTTGCTGGAAACGGAACTGACCCAAACAGCATTGACGTTGAGATCACTGACGTTAAGGGTATTAAGAATGGTATCTATTCTGTACCACTAAGTGTTTTTGAAAGCATTAAGGCTATTCTTCCAGAGCACGCTGTAAAGAACTACCACCAGGTTGGTCGCCTAGAGCAAGTACCTTTTGTTGATATCAAGGACATGAAGCGTAGAGAGCTCCCTACCAGCTGGTACTCAAGCAGGGTTGGCCCACGTTTGGCTCAGCTGACTAACAAGCCTGCCGCTGCTCGTCACTTTGTGACTAGCGATGGCTACCAGGCCACTAAGTTTGATAACCACGACGAGACTACCCTAGCTCGCATTGCTGAGGCACAGCGTAAGTTTGGCGCAACAGTTGTTGGTCCAGACGGTACTGATGTTCTAGACCCTAAGAAGCCTATCTTTGAACTTGTGTCTAGTAAGCGCGGCCAGGAAGAAGTTGTTGGCTATGCTCAAGAGTGGTCTGCTATCCAAAAGCTTGCTTCAAGTGAAGATGCTACCTACCCCGGCGTAGAGAACGAGCCAGTAGATAACACTGGTAAAGTTGCACCGGCACAGGTTGCAAAGCCGGTTCCGCTTCTAAAGAAAGCCGTTTCCGACCTTACTCCAGAGCAAGTTGACTCGCTGCCTGCATCTGACGAGGGCTACAGCCCGGATGAGAATATGCCTGGCGGATGGCACAAGATTTCAGATGGCTGGTACGGATCCAACAACTACCGCTATACAGCTCACTTCGGTAACTGGATTGTTGGCGAGACTAACGACCCTAGTTACGATGATCGTTTTGATGAGCAATCTGTAAGCACACCTATTATTGCTCGCGACACTATTTCGGCTTTTGATGCTCTAAGTGGTTTGCCTGTTGGTACAGCCTTCAACTGGGAAGACCTACAAGACTCTATCGACTTGGTAGAACGCTACTCGCCTATCATCAAGCGTTCTCAGGGCGAAGCTTACAAGACCTCTGGAGAGTTTGATGTCCCGCTAGATGATGAGGCTTTAGAGCTAATCAAACCAGAAGACGGTGTTTCCTATGATAAGGACCAGGCCCGCTGGGGAGAGAAGTGGGAAGAGCCTATTGAAAAGAAGATCGTTACTGAAGATGGGCTAGAGTCGATCAACCCGGACTACCAACACATCCAGCGTTGGTTCCTTGGCTATAACAAAGAAACTGGAATGGGTAGGGGTCTCTACCACACCAAGCAACTCCCACCAGAATACTTTGACATGCTTGACCACATGCTCACCTATTCGGAGAAGTACACTCCTAAAGACTTTACTGCTATCTATCGCAGGATTAAAGCACTACCAGATCGTCCCACCCCAGCTGCGTGGTCAAAAGACTCTTGGTATATGCCAGACGAGCGTAACAAGATTCGTCTAGCTATCGCCCGCAAGCGCGGTCTTACTAACCTAACTGAAGAGCAGTACCAACTGATTGATGACATCCAGTCTCGCTACCGCTCATGGGATGCATACCCAACCATGTATGCCCTCAAGAAAGAACTTCTTTCTCTAAATGCTCTTGAGCGTAACGCCGACTACAACCCTGAAAAGGGCCTCAGAGAAGATGGCCAGGACCAGCAGCAGGACCAGGGCGGCGACGATGAAGATATTCCAATTACTCCACAGACTATGAAGAAGTTGGAGACAGCTGCTACATATCGAAAGCTAACTCCACGCCTAGCTGAGCGCATTGATGACATGTACCTGAGCTTCACTAAGAATGAAAATAGATTCTCTAATGCTCAGGCTATGGATCTAATCAGTGAACTTAACCAGCAACGTAAGCTAAACCCTCAAGAGGGTGACCAGCCTAACGGTCAGATTAAGGTTCGTCAGTACCTACGAGCAATGCTTGGTTGGTATGACGTGCCTGATGCTGAAGTTCAACGTCTCCTTGAAACCATGCATGACATGAACAACGAAGAGCTAAAAGATGAGCAGAGCAGAATCAAGGGTGGTTACCCTGCTCGACAAAATGCTGAAGGATTCACTCCTAAGCTTGCTGCAGAAGTTAAAGAGGAGCAGGGTCAGGCTGTAGAACCAGACTATCTATTCTCTAACGTTGGTGACAAGGGCCCGTCTAAGCCAATGATGATCAAGGTTGAGGCACTATTTGAAAATGGTGACTTCTCGGATAAAGAAATCCAGGACTTCATCGATGTCAGCCCAGACAAGCCATACATGTGGTGGAAGAACAAGATTGCTGAGTTCAGCAAGCGTGGCTTCAACGATAAATACAAGCCAGCTATTCTTACAACTAACCTTACTGAAAATGCTCCTAGCCTACGTCAGCTACAGTCTCTAGAGATTCTTCGCAAGAAGGGTCTGATCAGCGACGACCTTTGGGAAGATCTTCTAAAGACCGTTCCAAATATGACCAAGTGGGAAATTCAAAGAACCCTTTTTGACGGCCCTACTGAAGACTATCCAGATGCTCTAGGTCTAAAAGTAACTGAAGCCGACTACGATGCCGCTATCCTACGTGACTCTATCGAGTTCGGACTTGACATTACTGACCTTCGAGTTCCTAATGGGTTTACAGTTCCAGAGGACTATACCCCTAAGTACCCTGGAATCTATCGTGAAGGTGCTAAGACCGTAACTCAGTATCAGGATGAGATTGCTCAGGAACGCGCTAATCGTCCAGATGTTCCTGAAGTAAATCTAGGTGGCACCGACGACATCGCGGAGAAGCCGGAAGAAGTTGTAGAGGAACCAGTTGTAGAAGAACCAGTTGTAGAAGAACCTACCACTGAGGAACCTACAACCGAGGAACCAGCTCAGGAAGAGACTCCAGTAACTGAAGAAGCACCTGTTGCTGAGGAAGTTATCGTAGAGCCTGGCATCATGGAGGATGAGGAGCTAGCAAACGCAGCTCGCCTTGCTGATGCACGCCGTCTTCGCAACAATGTTCGTCAGATCATTGCTGCAATCACTCAGGGTCTTGACCTACCTCGCAAAGAGATGCCAGACGATGCTCGTAAGGTAATGAAGAAGGCCTTCGCTGATCTAAACGGACTAGTTTACGTGATGCACGGAAACCGACTAAAGAACGCTCCTACCCCTAACGAGGTTAATCGCCTGCTTACACTAGTTTCTGATGGTGTAGCTGGCATTGGAGAGGGTGCTTACGACTACGGAGACACCTCCAACCTAACTCCAGAGCAGAAAGAGTACCTGAACAGGATCTCGTCTTCAATCGATGACTTGATTGGTAGCTACAAGGCTGGTATCTTCAAGCCTCGCTCTATGGCTGCCGAGAACAGCAGAATCACTCCTATCCTAAAGAAGGCTAAGAGCGAGATTAAGAAGGCTCCTCGCATGAAGTTCTTCTACCCACCTGCATTCCACGGAGCGGCTCTAGAACCTCTACGCGGCATGAAGACCTGGGATGAAGTTATTGAGTTCCTAAGTAACCATGATATCTATGTCTTTGACTTTGAAACTACTGGTATCCCTGACCTAGATGACCCAGCTATTAAGAATGACCCGATTCAAATGGCTGTGCTACGTGCCCGCAAGTTGAGCCTTGATGATATTGCCAGCACTTACATTAACCCAGAGTCAGACATTAGCCACTGGACCCTGAAAGAAGTTGGTGACGGTAAGGGCGGTAAGGTAACTTACGACTTCCTATCTCAGCAGCCTACCAAGCGTCAAGCTATGGAGCAGTTCCTGCAGTTTGTTCCTAAGGGTGCAATCCTACTTGGACACAATGGTCTACTTTTTGACCTGGAGGTTTTAAACAGAACTCTACGTGAGTCTGGTCTACCAGAATACGAAATTGGTGGATTCATCGACACACTAGGGCTATCGAAGCACATCATGCCAGAGTGGTCTCAGGAAAACCCAGACGCTCCATACAAGATTGTTGATCAGCCTTGGAATGGTATCTTCGGTGTACAGAAGCCATCTAACACTCTAGAATCCCTAGTTACATACTTCGGTCTATCAAACAATGGACGCCACGAGGCTGACGCTGACATTGTCTCTACCCTAGAGGTATTCCAGGCAATGCTAGACCGTGCTAAGCGTGGTCTCTCTGCTGGTGGACGTGACTTCAACTTTGATGCCACTACAAACGGATACACTGATGAGGACTACGATACCGCTAAGGAAGTCTACAAGGCTGAAGTTACCCACTTCCTTGCAGATAGACTAGCTCTCCTAGACAACATTGGTGCTGACCTAGAAAATAGCCAGGCTAGATCTATTCTTGAGCAGCTTCTTGGAAACTTCGGTAGCGTAGTACAGGAAATGCTTCAGGGTGGACAGATCGAGGATAACTCCCGTATTGTCGATACTCCTGCTGCAAACATTGTCAATGATTTGCCATCTGGTTCATATGTCATGGACGTTGTAAGCGGACGTATCGGTCAATCACGCGGTGCTGTAGAAAGTTCCTATGTTTTGGTAGAGTTCCCAGGCACACTTGGTCTTGTTGATGGGTCTACCATCATCGAACCGATGAAGCCTAGCAACCTCGCAAATGTCACCGACCAGTACACCACTAAAGACGGCGTGCTAGTCGACTACGACATGGCCGTATCCCACCCATCTATTCCTTCTGGAGTACAGGCAGGAGTATCTGGATTTGTTCAGGGCGGATGTGTAACTGTAAACGTACCTGGTGGACAACCACTTACTCTTAGTATTGCTGACATCCTAATTACTGGTCGCGCAAACCACAAAGATTCTAGCGAAGAGCAGAACAATCAAATTCTAAACCTAGTTGATGACCTAGCCGAAATTGGTCTTCTATCGAAGAGCCAGGTTCGTGGATATCAAAAAGCTGTGAACGGTGGGTTCTATTCCGAGCGTACTGCTGGAAATGTTATATCTAGACTAGGTATTGCCAAGCAGCAATCTCTATCAGTTCAAGCCAATGAGAAGGACGGGGTAGAGACTCCTCTTGCAGAGCGAGCAGCGGTCAAGCCGATCATTAAGAAGATGTCTAGCGAGAGACCTGCTGACACAATCACTGTCAAAGATCTCAAGAAAGCTCTTAAGGAACTAGAAACTGTAATTGATCAGCTAAAGGTACAGCCTACAGCAGAGGGTAAAAACAACCTTGCAGCCATCCTTGGTGGCTACAACGTAGTTATTCAGGCTCTTGCTGGAACAGGTAAGACCACTAACCTTGAGCAGGCAGCTAGGGTTTTAAAGATGCTTAGACCTAAGTTAAACATCATTTACTCGGTATTCAACAAGCAGAATGAGCTAGAAGCTAAGGCGCGTTTTGGTATGGAATCTGATGATCCTACCAGAACTAATACCATGACTCACAACTCTATGGCGTTCAATACATCTGTCAACAAGACACTTGCTATTCGAATGAAGGCTCAGGAGCACGGATACTCTGTTAACGGTAAATATTCTCACCTTGTTGCCACCCTCTTTGGTTTTGACGACTATGTTTCTAAGACTCCTATTGGTTGGAGAGTGGCCCCTACTAAGAAAAAGGGCAAAAAGGAAGATGAGTCAGCTGCAAACAAGATCACAAAAGACCAAATTGCCGAGTACGCGTACGATGCCTTAGAAGAGTGGATGAAGTCTGCTGACCCGTCTATCACTCCTAAACACTTCACTAGATTCAATTATGCTGTAGAAGAGGGTACTCCGGTTCCAGCAGTGCTCCTTGAAGCGGCAGAGCAGCTGTGGGCTGCATATGTAGACGAGGACTATGACTCTGGTCTACGTGTAACCCACGATGTAATGTTCAAGAACTGGGCTCTAACTGATCCAGATATGCAGGAAGTAAACCGTAACGGAATCAGCGTTCACGGATTTAAGAACGTTCCAGATGTCATCTTCCTAGATGAGGCCCAGGATGTTAACCCTGTATTCCTAGACTTGCTGATCAAACAGCATGAGCTGCACAATAACAATCTACAGATTGTTACCGTTGGTGACACCAACCAGGGTATCTACGGTTTCCGCGGTGCTACAAATGGTCTAGAGGTTATTCCTAGAGACATCACTCTATCTCTAACCCAGAGCTTTAGAACTGGTAGTGGTGCACTTGGCCCAGCAAACAACGTTCTTCGTTTGCTTGGAGAAGAGCTACGCCTAGTTGGTAGACCTGACTTAGAGTCAATCATCATCCCTACAGGTGACCTTGAGATAGGGAAACCTGGTGTTGACGGTAAACCTATCGAAAGCATTCTTGCTGTATCTAGAACTAACATGGGAATTATTGCCGAGGCTCTAAAGTTAAAGATTGCATTCCCTAATGAAGAAGATAAAAAACTTTTTGGAACCACTAAAGCTTTCAAAAAGCATGCCCTTGACATGCTTGAGTGGCTTATCTACTTCCGACTAGGTCCTGTCGATAAAGATGGAAAAATTAGGTCTAAGCCTAAGTCAGCAGTTCCAGACGAGCTTGCTGGCCCAGAGTCATGGGACGATGTTCAAAAAGCACTTGAAAGTGGTACTGCTCCTCACGGTATCAAGCTTCTACTAAGCCTTGCTGGAAAGCTTGTAAAGGCGTACAATGTTCAGGCTGAGTTTGATGAGGAAGGAAACCAGAAGAGACTATCTACTACTGGAGCCTTAATCGAGCTCAAAGAGATGGTAAAAAACTTCCGACTACACGTAGATGGCTATGCAGTACCTAAGGAGGTCGGCAAGTCTGGCGATCTAGGTAACAACATTGGCTACAAGATTATTGGAGAAAACAAGAACAACAAAAAGATCCGCGTGTTTGACGTCTCCATGTCCAATGACTTTGGTGTTGGTGTCTACGAAAATCGTGCAATCCTAGAAGAGCTTGGCTTCAAGCGTACTGAAGAGCTTAACGATAAGGGTAAGCCTAAGTACTGGTGGGAAAAGCGTATGAAGGATGACGGCAAAAAGCAGCTTGAAGAACTAGTACACAACCTGAGTGGTAAAAACATCCACGTCCTTGGTATGACTGGACACACCGCTAAGGGTCTTGAGCGTGACTACGTTCGCCTTGGAGAAGACTGGTACAACCTAGATAGCAAGAAGGCCTGGGATGCCCTAGAAGAACTTCGTCTAGTCTACGTTGCGCTTACTCGTCCAAAGCTTGGTCTTGCGCTGGGTAACCTAGAAGGCTTCATTGAGGATCCTAAGCTAGAGATAGGAATGCGTAAGGACAGCGGAACCGACGATGGCTCTGGCTCTCCTATCATCAAGAAAGCTATCTCTGAAGGTACTCCTCTAGATAAGAATGTCTCTGGAATGCCTAAAGAGTTCTACGAGCGTGAAATAAAGAAGCTTGAAGAAAAAATGGCTCGTATTGAGTCCGGAGAAGAGCTTCCTGGGTATTACAGCATGAGAACTCAGTTCCTAAGTCCTAGAGATGATGCTGAGCGTGAGGGCTGGCTAGAAAATCCTAACTATGATGAGAACCGTGATGTTTTGATTGTTGCTCCAGAAGCATCTAGCAGAATGTCCGTATGGCGTGCAGTTGACCAGATCAAGAAGGAAATCCAGGATAATAAAAATAGAATGGATGCTGCCACTTGGAACTACGACGGTGGATTGCCTGCATTTGAAGCTAGTATTGCTGCTGCAGAGCAGAAGATCGCTGATGAAAAAGAAGCTAAACACCAAGCGTGGCTAGCAGACAGAGAAGCCAACGGCTATGTAGGTGCTCCAAGAGAAATCCACGAGCAAAGCATTGCTTGGCGTATGGAAGAACTTCAGCAGATTATTGATCAAACTGGTCCATGGAAGCCACCAGGCCTCCGCGGAGAGGGTGAAGACCCATCTCAGTTCCCTGTCGGTTCTCAGAAGTGGATGGATGCTATTCGCTCTAACGAGTCTAATGCTCGAATGGATGACTACACTAAGTCTGACTACAAGCAGCGTCTGATGGTTGCTCGAAGAAAGCTAGAAAAAGAAATTGCTGATCTAGAAGTCAAACGCGATGCAGCTACCTGGTCCCTAACTGATCTTGATCCTAAGACTGATGAAGTCAAAAAATCTCCGATCATGAAGAAGGCCGTGTCTGAGTCGTATACAGAGGAAACTCCTAGAGACTACGAAGCACACATTAGAGCTTTGATCAGAAACCAGGAATCAAACATCGATACACTGAAGAGCTACATGAAGACTCCTCAGAAAGACAGGTTCTTCCCATTCAGATATGCATCTGACGATGACATCAATGAATCTATCAAGTCATCTGAGGAAAGAATTCAGTTCCTAAAAGATAACCCAGACTACTACAAGAAGCAAGATGAAAGCAACAGACGTAGTCTGATGGAACTTATTGCAATGCTTGAGTCCGGTTCTGGAAGTCTTGCTTCTCTGACTGATGAAGATGCAATGCGTTTGCGTGACTACGTCAGACAGACAATGCTAAAAACCAGTAACCTCGATGTTGCACCACTTAGGTCTGCAAAAGAAGCTTTAAAGGAGCTAGACAGACGTCTAGATGGCATAGCATAGCCCATTCACGGATATAGATAACCACAAAAGTTGGTATACTAAAATATAACAGTTCCAGTGAATGGGAATGCTACGCATGTCAATTTGATAGTACAATTGGCATACGATAGACTTAAGCCTCTAGAGACTAAGGACAGCAATGGCAGATAATAATCAACAGCCAACTCCAAGCATTCACCTGGATTGGGGCACCCATGAAGAAACTAAGAATTTAGTCTGGGCTGATCTGGATTTAGCGGCCCTAGAAGTATTCTGGAGTATGGGGTTTGAAGCAGCTGGAGATGAAATCTTTGAGCGCACTGGTAGCCATCCTTCATGGAATCTCGGCAATAGAACCCCAGAGATTGGTGCCAAGATCAATGCTTGGTACGAACGTCACCCTGAAAAGCAAGCCGAGTTAGATGCTAAGTACCCAAACATCAACGAAATTCTTGGCCTATCAGAGGGTGAATAGTTGTTCGATTTTTTTGACTACGAGGACTACGACTACTACGTAGCCGACGATGAGGAGAAGCTCTCCCCTCTTATTGCTGCTGGCACTAAGGGCCCTGGCTGGGGTTGGTGGGCTAAGGGACAGCTACGTTCCGAGCGTAAGGGCCACGAGGGTGAATGGGTCGAAATGGGCCGCACCAACCGCTGGAAACAGCGGGATAAAAGCGGTAAGATTTCCGATGGCTACGGTGTATATATCGGTCCATCTGATATTAAAGATCATGGTAGATTTCTTGTCTCGGACAAGAATGGAAAACCACTCTACGTAATTCACGTACCTAATACTAAGTTTGAGCCTGTAAAGGGTCTTATTAGTGAAGAATACCTTCAAAGTATTGGCATCAAAACCGAGGGCCTCGATGCTAAAGAAGAAGATGTAGTAGACCTAGAAACTGCCCGCAAGGATCCAGTAACTGATGACGACATCAAACTTGCTTCATCTAAGATGCCTAAGATGCCTAATCTTCGCAAGATGGTTGAGGGCCGCACCGAAACAAATATCCCACACTCTAGCCTAAAAGATGGCGACATTGTTTCTGACGGAAAGCGTTTCGGTCTAGTTGCCGACGTCAAATCAGAGAATGGCAAAATCCAGGCTTTCGTCCGTTGGGAAGATGGTCAGATTACTCAGACCGTTCCTGCTGATCCAGGCAAGATGACTAAAGCTTGGCCTAAAGCTAAACCTATTATCAAGAAGTCTGTAAGCAAGAACACCGTAAAGGGTAAGGACCTCAAGGTTGGAGACGTAATACGCGCCTGGGACGAAGACCGCATTATTAAGTCTATCGAGCCAGGCAGCCGTGGAGATCGTTACGTAACTTTTGAGACCCCTGGCGAGGACGAGGATGACGCAAAGCTAATCAACATTAATGATGATGTTGAACTAGCCTCTCCTAAAGAAGAGAAGCCAGTAGAGCAGGTAAAGCCTGTAAAACCTGTAGAAACCGAGAAGCCGGATCAGATCAAAGCATCTGAACTTAAAAAAGGCAGCAAGATTGTGTACAGCGGGGAACACGTAACTGTTAAATCTATTGGTAAGCCCGACTCTCTTACTAATGCATTTGATGTTGTCTTAGAAAATGATTTAGGCGTAAAGCAGACCGTTTCACTAGAGCCAGATGATGTCTTCCCGATCGCGGACAAAAAAACTAAGGGAGCCACCCCGGCTCAGCAACTGCCCCCTGCACTAGCTAGAGCAAAAAAGAAATACCCTAGCGAGATCGAACCCGGGGATGTGCTACTTCACCCTAAGACTGGTGAAGAAGTTGGTATTATCTTAGATGTATATGCCCTAGATAAAAATGATAGACCTCTAGAGTCTGTTAAAGCTAACGATGCAGTATCCTACGCTATTAGATTTCAAAAAGCAGACGGAACTGTAGCTGGAGTCACGACTAAAGTCAAGGGTATGACCTCAGACCCTGCAAATATGCTGAGGCTTGCATCAACCCCTAATGGAAGACTTGCAGAAAATAGATTCAATCAGATCACCCCTGAAAATGTTCAAAAGTTTGGCGTAAAAAAGAAGAGCCGTGTTGTAGAGGATGTCTCTGAAGAAGAGGCTGTAGCACCGGCAAAAACTCCAGCTGCAAAGAAGCAACCTGTTGTTGAACCTTCTGCTGGAGTAGAGATCCCTGAGAGCATTCAGGTTATCGGTGGTAAAGGCAAGATTAGCCAAGCTCAGGCAGATCTGATTCTACACAAACTTAAAGAGGCTCAGGGGTCAGTACCTGATGCTGTAGTAAAGAAGATTCTAAAGGGTGTAACTGGCGGTGCTCAGTCGACCGGATTCAACTACATTAAGGAACTAGACTCCTACATTCTTCCACTACGTATGCAGCAGGGTCTACCTATCGATGACCTAATGATTCCTCATGATGAAGAAACAGTTGCTAAGGTAGCTGAATACATTAAGTCTCAAAGTCCAGAATCAAACATTTCTGGTGACATTAATACAACTGGACCACTAACCAGTCGTCTACGATTCATTGTTAATGACAATGGTGAGATATCTCTCGTTGGCTATTTTGATAAAGAGCGAGCAAACCTATTCCGTGATTTTGGTTTTGAGTATGACGCAACCGCCGGCGTAAGTCAGTTTAAGCGCACTATTGACGATAAAGACGAGCGTGCTGCCGTTCTTCAAGACCTATTCAATGCTATAAACTTCCCTGCTGCAAACTTCCCTCACAAGTCAAAGCCTATAGAGCGTAAGACAAAAGCGCAAAAAGAAAAAAAGACTTTCCCTCAGCCCGAGTCCGCTGCTGCTGGCGACTCTGGTGACCTTACTGACCGCATCCAATACTCAATCGATGAAAACGGAAATATTCGTCTCGACTATAGCTTTGTTACTTGGGATAATCTTAAGGAAGCTGTACAAAGACTCCGTGATGCTGGAACTATAACCAAAGACTCTCCTAATCCTAAGCCAGTTGCTAACGAGAAAGCCGCTATTCTTTCAGTAAAGCCGTCCACTGGGGTCTCAGGCGAAGCTGCTCGACTTGCACTTCTAAAAGAGATTCAAAATGTCATTGCGGGCAAAGAAGCTGAGAAATCATCTGAGCCAGTAGTTGAGTCTACTAATGATACTGGAGCACCGATCAGCGGCAGTCCGGACACAGCTGGAGTTCTTTCCGGGGATGTAAAGTACTCTGTGTCGGGTGGCGGAAAAATAACTATCTCCGGCCTATCAAATGCTCAGACAAATGCAGTAGTAAAACTTATAGCTAAGCTCGAGGCAGAGAATGGTTTTGAGGTTACTCAAGACTTCGAGGATGATGAAGTACAGCTAACTGTGTTTAGCCCATCAGGTGAAGGCAAGTTTTCTGACGATAGGTCAAAGATTCTTACCGAAATTCGCAACGCACTCGGTGAACAAGAACCAGCTACTGAAGAACCTAAAACCGAAGAAGAACCAGCAACTGAAGAACCTGCTACCGAAGAACCTCAGCAAGAAGAGCCTCAACAAGAAGAGCCAGCAACTGAAGAACCAGCAACTGAAGAACCAGTAACTGATGAGCAAAAACTAGTTGATGCAATCAAGAAAGAGACTCGCTACGAGACTCTTATGGATGGTGACACTGACTTTGACACAGCCCAGACTCTAATCAGGTCTCTGTCAAAGCGTCACAAGGTTAGCGAAGACTTTATCCGAGAGCTTCTTGAAAAAGATGGCTTTAAGATGCCAGAAAAGACTGAGACCCCAGTAAAAAAGGTGTCTCGCAACCAACCTGGTCGCGGCCACAAGAAAGTTTCTGGAACCTACGGTGATCTAAAACCAATCGATATAATCGAGAGTAAGGCTGAGCCTGGTGTATTTGCCAGAGTACTAGGTGTAAAACAAAATCCTAACGATCCTAACAGCGTTGACATCAAACTTTTGATGGAAGACAATACAGAACAAATTGCAACTAGACCTAAAAATGCACCACTAGAGTTCTACAAGTCTGAAGTAACAGACGCTATGCTAAA